CAACCAGTTACGCCCCGCGGCCGCCTGCGGAACGTCGCCTTGTGGAGTATCAATATTTCCGATGTCGTTTAACCCTGTCGGCTTCGATTTGCTAATCCATCTCTTCGTCCAGGTCACCCTTGGTTCCCGGTAGGCTTCGATCCCTTTCTTCGAATCTTCATAAAGCTCCAGTTTCAGCGCATCCCAGCCCGTCGTGTCAGGCTCCTCCACCTTTTTTCCATTTTCCGACCGCGGCGGATTTGTCGCCAGCTCCACCGCCTCCAAAACATCCTGACCCGATAGCGCATCGTATCGGTGATGCGTCGAAATCGGCTCCTCACTCGTCGAGACCTCCAGAAAATACTCGTCTTCCGGCTCCCCACCGGCCCCGCCTCCGAACGAAGCCCCCGCATAAACCGCCGTAATCCGGCAAATGCCATCCTGCACGATTTCAAACGAAACCTCATCAACCGTGAGAAATCCGAGCTTAGGATGCGGCGAGCCTTGCCTTGGCAAAAGCCGTGCCAAATCACGTTCCGGGCAATGGTATGATTGCGTCCCCGTCCAAAGCCCCGCCCGATCCCGCCGCGCCTTAAACCCCGGCTCCGGCACCAGCCCCCCCGGATGCACGATACGATTTCCCATGACCAGCCGCCGCCCGTCAATCAGTCTCTAAGCATAGCGCGCCGTATTCGCCGCCGTATTCGCCGCAATCGTCTTCAGTAAAGAATTCCTCTCCCGTGACATCCTTAGTTCAGTCATCCCCCCGCGTAATCCTCCCTCTCCGCCGATCCGGCCCATGCTCGAAACCGTCGCCTTCCATGCCCGTTCCATCGGCCCCTCCACTTTCTCCTCTTCTTTCTTGATCACCGGAGCCACCGCCGCTTTCACAGCCTCCTCTTTTTTCGCCGTCTCCTTCGCCAAAATCGCCGAATCAATATCAGCCAGAATCTTTTCACGCCGCGCACGCTCCTTCTCGGTCGATAGCACATCCCGCCCGTTCCCCATCTGATCCAAAAAGGCGGACTTCATCGACTCCCCGATTTCCAAAAAAACCTCGCCATATCTCCGCATCCCTTCGGATTTCAGAATCTGCAACATCCCAGCCTCCCGCATTGTCCCGGCCCGCCGCTTCCTTTCCTGAATATCCTCCTGTGAAGTTGTCGGCCGCATCGCACGCGGTAAAACCTCCAGAATCGCCAGCCCCATCGCATGACCAATCCCCACCATGATATTTTTTAACCCCGCCCACACCTGCGGATCAAACAAAGCCGCAAACCCCGTTTTCAAAACCTCCACATAGCCCTTCACCCCTTCCCCGATCATGCGACCGAGCCCAAGGAAAGCATTCGCCAAAAAATTTACCAACTCCTTCCCCGCAATCATCAGCGAGTCCTTCACATAATCCCCGAGCTTCCCCTGGCGAAACATCTCGATCACCATATCAAAAGCCCGCGCCAGATTCTCCGACATCGAAACCAACCAATCCCCCGAATCTTTCACAATCTCCCTGATCTTCTCAAATGATGAAGCGATGACTTTTAAGAACGGCCCACCCGCCCGCTTCATCAAATCCACCAACTCCGCCTTCAGCCGGGCAAACGCACCGCTTGCCGTCCCCGCCATCTTATCCGCCCCGCCGCGAAACTTCGCAAGCGGGCCCTCTAAATTCTGGAAAGCCTCGATCACCGTATCGGCCGAAACCTTCCCCTCGCTCACCATCTTAATCAGCTCGCCGGTCGTGACCCCGATCTTTTGCGAAAGCACTTCAAAAATCGGAACCCCGCGTTCCGCAATTTGCTGCCGCAGTTCCTCCATCGAGGCCACTCCCTTTGCCTTAACCTGCGCCAGCGCCGATCCCAAAAGCCCCGCCTCCGCTGAACTCATGCCCAGCGTTCCCGATACATCCAGCAAGCTCCGGGTCAATTCCTTCGCATCCTCCGCGCCCATCCCGTTTGCAATGAGTCGTTTGATATTTTGCTCCATGACCCCGGTCTCCACTCCGGTCCGCTTCGACTCTTCCGCCAAATATTGCATCATCTCCGCCGCCTCCCTCGCGCTCCCCAGCATCGCCTCAAAGGCAATAGCCGACCGCTCCGCCTCCGCCGCCACCGTCAGCGACTTAAACGCCCCCGCAGCACCCGCCACCGCACCCGTAAACGCCGAGCCAACCCCGAGATTCTTAACCGAACTCCCCAGCCCCGAAAGCATCCCCTTGGCCCGCGAAACCGCCCGCCCTAATCCCGTCGTGTCTCCCCCAACTTTAAACGTCAACGCTGCCATGCAACGCCCCTAGCCCGTCAATCCTTAACCCGGGCCCGCTTGATCTTATCAGCAATCCACGCGCTCCGCGTTTTTTCTCCCCTCACCTCATCCAGCTTCTCCCATAGCTCCGGCGGGAGATTGATTGAACTTGTCTTAACCGTCCGACCCTTCCCGCTGCCCTTGGGGCGTCCTGCGCCCTCTCGTTTTCCTCCGTGTTTCATCGTTCGCGGTAGTAATCCCAAGTGCGGCACATATCGAAAGGAGCAAGTCTGCGCTTGAGGTATCCAAGTCGATAGAGTCTAGCGACTTTTGACGAATGAACGGAATAAGCTCCAGCCGCGAACCACCGACCCACGGGGAGCCTGTTTAATTCGCTCATGTCATTGAGAGTTGCTGGTTTCATTTTTTCAGTGGTTTTTAGAATTGAGCGGTAATGCCCTTGTTGAAGTTTCTGAAAAGCTCAAAGCGGCTTCTGTCGACATGGCAACCACTAAGCTCTTCGAGAAAGTGTGGAAGCGAACGACACGGAACCAACTCATCATCCACGAGCAAAAGAAACGGGGGACACCCTTTGTTTCTCTTCTGTCCTTTTCGGAGATTTCGGCAAGCTTCCTCAACTTGCTCAAGTTCCTCAAAAGTTAAGTATCCAAAAGGAACGGAATCATTGAATCTGTAAGATCCACTTTCGGTTTTCTGAAATAGGCTTTCTGTTGTGGTCATGCGCTCACTCTACCTAATATTTGAATCCCGTCAACCCCCAAAATCATCTTTTCTCACTTTTTTTCTTCAGTCCAACGCCTTTTCCCCCACCTCTCCTTCAGCCCTTCGAACCCGTCACGCATCGAATCACGCGCCATCTCGCCCCCGGCGCCCAGCTCCATCGTCACCCCATTGGCCACCGCCACCGCGTGCAGATAACGCAACCCCCGCGCATACGGCAGCCCCCACAAGATAAAATCCTCATCCTTCCCCGTCACCGGGACCAGCGCCGTCACATAAGTCGCCCACCATTCCGGGTCATCGCCCGGCGGATCCATCAAGCTTTCGAAACCCGCCGCGCCCTCTTTTTTTTTGGCACCGCCCGCGCCTGTGTAATCGCCTTCTGCTCGGCCTCCACCACCTCCCAAAATTCCATCAGCGTTTCATCCTCCAGGTCAAACCCAAACGCCCGAACCGAAATCTTCCATTCCTCCTCATCCTGACTCAACTCGGCCAACTGTTCCCCGCTCGAAATCGAAACCAAGAAAGCCTCGAAAACATCATAACTCTCCACCGTTTCCCCCTCCTTCAGATCACCCGAAAAAAGCGCATTCCCCTTTTCCTCCAGCAACGCAATTCGCCCCGCCGTCAGCGGGTGCAATTCATATCCCCCCACCTTCGGCCGATTCGCAAACAAGGTCATCACCAACGCTTTCTTTCCCTTCGCTTTGCTCATTTCCCCATCCTTCCCAGCAAAAGTTCCTGCGTTTCCAAAGAAGCATCAAGCGGCAACATCGCAATCGACTTCCCCCGACTCACCCACCCATAAGGAACCTTTTTATTGATAAAATCCAAAAGCCCCCGGTAATTTTTCACCGCCGCCATCGCATAGGCGAAGGGATGATCCGGGTTTTTCTCCACCCATTCCGCGCCCTCCGTCCAATATTTCAAAAGCTCCCGCGTCCGCCACTTCCCGCAATCGCTCATCGGCTTAAAATAAAATTGATAAGTCGCCCCGCTCAAATGCTCCCGCGTAATCACCCGGCAAGGCTCCGACCCCACCGGCTCAATCCCCATCGCCATCAGCGCGCCGGCAAGGAGTGAATCCCGCGTATCGAAATTTGCCTCATCACACTCACCCCCCAGCGACACCACCGGCCCGCCACGATCCAATTTCTGCTCTGTCATCATCCCGCCAAATCCCGTCAACATCCGGGCACAAAAAAACGGTCGCCGGGTAGAACAAAACACAAAACACCCCGGCGACCGTCTCTCATGCGGTCGAGAAAATTAAAACCCAGGATTTAAACCTGAACGGCTGAAAGGAAAGGCTTAAACACCGCCCCCACATCAAAACTCTTGAAAGCCCGGGACTGTGCCCCGCGCTTAATGCTGGTCGTGATCGTTTCACCCGCCGAGTCATCCGCCGCGCCGGTCACAAAATCATTGGCATCAATCGCATTCGCCAGCGCCAGCGAAGCGCCCAAGGTGGAAGAGAAAGCCGTGCCCGAAGTCTTCACAAATCCATTCAGCGAAATCGTGCCCCCGGCATTCGAAAACGCCGCGCCCACATCATCCCCGGATTCGTCGGGAAAATAAGTCTCGTCGATAGAGTAATCCACCGAAAAATCTTGCGCATACATGCCATTCTCAGCAGTCATGCCCCACACCCCGTCACCGTAAACTTTCGCAGCCATAACCCGCTCCCCGTTGTCAACTCATCAAACCGGATCCTGACCCACGATCACCGCCGAAAACCGAATCTTCCCATTCAGCCACTTGTCTTCCTGTTCCCAGGCCCCGTCATCCGTCCGGAAATCAAAAACCTTCAACCCGTCGCCATCCAGCCCCCGCGCATTCGTGACATCATTGATCCAATCAATCGCCCTCGCCCGCAGCGCATCATTCACCGCCGCCAGATCGTCCCGCTGTTCCGTCTCCGTAAAGTCCCGATTCCGAAACCGCAAACAAACCTCCCCCTCCAGCTCATAAACCCCATCGAGCCCCTCATGCTCCTCCGGCTCCTCCGCATCCAGAATCAAAGTCTGGGCACCCTTCGTCCCCGACCAATCCCGCAACCGGGGAACCAGCCCCAGCGCCAAATCATCATTCAAAAACTCCCCCAACGCCACCAAAAGCCGATCACTCACCAACATAATCGGCGCCGCTTCGTCAATCTCCCCGCGCCTTCCGCCGCCTCAAACGCTCAAGCGCGCCCTCCTTGGCAATCTCAATCGGCTCCTTGGTCCCATATTCCCACTTTTCAACCGCCGATTTCGACACCTCCAAAACCGCCGCAAGCCCGGCCTGTGACAGACCGAGCCGCAAACGCTCCGATTTTAGTTTTTCGGAAAATTTCATTTTGGTTTGGTTTTGTTTTCCGCGTGTAGGATGCGCGGCCCCCGTTTGGTTTTTTAGATCATGGACTTGGCGATAACCCATCCCTTTCTGGCTTCTTCAATAGTTTGATAGAATTTTTGAAATGGAATGCAGCCGCCCCTTCTGAGTTGGATAAGGAATGTTCCATTTTCTCGCTTGCTAGCGGTCAGGACTCCGGCGTTGCCCATGATCATGTCTTTCTGAGATCCAAACTCAAAAGTTGCGATGATCGGGTTTGCCTTTAGAAAGTCTGCTCTGGATTCTGCGGCTTGTCGTTGTTGAAATGCTGTCATGGTTTTGAGATTTTGGAGTTAAGGTCTTTTGGGCTTTTCCCTCTCGACACGCAAAGACTCGCACCATTTACGACATACCGCAAGAACTAAATCGCACTTTTTACGATTTTTTTTCAAGCCCCCCGATTCACCCTCTTCTCCGCTTTCTTCAGCTCCGACCGCATCACCCCCCGCAACTTCGTCCGCAAAGCACGCTCTTTAAATTTCATCGCTCGCTTCACCCCGCGTTCCCCCAGGACATTATTCGAAGCGACATGATCCGGCTCCGCCTTAAACGTCCACACCGCTCCGAGAATGCTCTTCCTCCGGTCACTCGATCCTTCGGATTTATGCCGCTTCACCCATTGCGCCCGAATCGACCCCAGCCGCGAAGGCATCCCCCCAAGCACCGAGCCCTTTGCCATCCCCACTTTTTTCCAGACCGTTTGCAGATACATCCGGTAAACGCTCTGAATGATTTTCTTTTTCTGACCCCGCGTTGTCCTCCCCCGACTTCCCCGGCGTGATTGGTGCCAACTCTCGGCCGCCGTGAGCGAAGTAATCACCCCGCTCCGCCCTCGTGCCGCATCCGGCACCACTTTAAAGACCCGGGACAAATCGTAAGCAATTTGTTTTCTTCCGGCCTTCTCCGCCTTCTTCCCGGTGCCGAAAGGTTGTGCATTCCTCAACACGGTGTCCCGCGTCGCCGTCGCCGCAAGATCCGCAAATTTCACGGTCGAAAGCCCCAGCCGCTTCCGCAGCCGGTCAACCTCTTGCCGCACTTCCCGATCGCCCAGCTTTTTAATCCGCACTCTCACGCCCCCGCATTCTTCCCATAATTAAACCGCCAACGCTCCATCGCTTTTGAACGATCTTCATTCTTGTCTAACCACTCATTACAAGCGCGCCGAACATCGTTGAACCCGTCCATCTTCAGCCCGTCCGTTCGATTCGCGAAACCCACGAAACGCTCCCGGCCCACCTTGTAGCCGTTCCCCTTCCCGGTCTCCGGATCAAAGCGCCTTTTTTTATTCTTCCCTTTATTTTTCATCGTTGTCTTTTTCATAAAATCAAACCGTCTCCAGCTCCACGCTCCACGCCACATCCCCCGGTTCAAGCAAGCATTCCTCCACCCGGTATTCCCGCCCGTCCAGCGTCACCGCCGTCTCACGCGGCAAACCCGCCGCCGGAAGATTCGCCACCCGCACCCGCACCATCACCCGGCCTTCGTTTTCATACCCTCCCGGCTCCGCAGCCTCCACGACATCTTCCCCCGAACGCGCACAAGCAAACGTCGCCCCGTCATAAGTCATCGACCCCGGGAATACGCTTTCAAATGCCTCCTGTGCCTTCTCCAAAAAAGCCAACCTAGATGTCGCCAAACCCATAAACCGCCCTTCCTCGTCAATCCACCCGACCACAAAAAAGCGCCGGGAGCCCAAACCCCCGGCGCTTTGCTATGCAATCCCTTTTGGAAAGAAAATTAAACCGATCCGTCAGTGATCAAGCTTCCAGCCGTCGCATCACCAACCGCAGCCCCGAGCATGACACTAATGTTCATGTAACGGGTGCGAGTGGCCAGGTCGGTCCAGCTCGAAAGATAAGCGGTCAGCCCGCCCGGAATCTCCACCGGCCCATAAAAGCTCAGTAGATCCTGAATCTCGTCATCCATCACCGGCTCACCCGATCCAATCGCCAGCGCATCGCGCGCACCGCAAAATCCAATCGTGGTGGCCTCGGCCCCGTCCCATCGGTTGTTCATCCCGATGGTATCGAAACCGTAAGCACCGGATTGACCAGGAAGGAACGAATCCGCATTGGTCGGAAGAAGTTTGGCATAATAAGCCCCGTCCAGAATCAAGTTCTTCGTAGGGTAATCCTTACAAGCCGCCCAGATCGTCTTCAAATCCGCCGCGTCAAAGTTTGCCGCCGTGGAATCAAGAACCGCCGCGCCATAATTGGCCTCGGTAATCGGTGCGAAAATCGCATCCCGGCAAGCGTTCCCGATCACCTGGAGATTCTTCCGAAGAAGTGAACGCAGACGGTGCCCGCTGTTCAATTCCGCTTGAGTGACCTTAAACGAAATCGAGTGTTGATCCACCGAAACCGCCCGAGCAATCTTGGTGGAATCGCTGTTCGTGGTGTAGCTCGATGGGTTGGTTTGCGCGGTCGCCCCCGCAGTCACCACTTCGACCTGCACCGTATTCCCCGGAGCCATCGGCGCAAGCTGCACGTCGAGCGCGAAGTTATCGACCATAGAGAGGACTGGTCCCAAAGTAGTAATGCTCTCTTGAGCAAGAGTATCGACCGCAAGAGCAGCCGCAAATGAATTAGCCATAATAAATAGAAGTAATAAGTTTGTCGTACTTTGCCCTTATCCCTTGGCTTGCAGCCGCTCAATTTCCTTGCGATTATCCACAAGGAATCTACGGCGCTCCTCCCCCGGCTCCATCGCCAGGTAGGTTTCCAGGACATTGCCCACGCTTCGGGCATTCGGTGCCGGTAAATCGCCCGCCTCCGCGAAGTCAAAGCCGCATTCAATCAGCTTCGATTCCACCGTGAGCGCCGCTTTTTCCAGCTCCTTCTTTTGTGCCGTCATCGTTTCCAGTTCATTCCGGAGCGATTCCAGCTCATCAACCTTTGCCGTCAAATCGGCTTCCAGTCGATTGGCACGGGCAAGAGCCGCTTTCGCGCTCGATTCCCCGCCACCACCAGCGCGCTTGTCACCCGACAGCGCCGCTAAAATTCTTCCCCAGGCCGAAAGCTCAGCATCCGCGACTTCCTCCTGCAATTCTTCTTGCAAGCCCTCCTCGTCCGCTTCCGCCTGCTCATCCTCCGCCGCTTCCGCAGCTTCCACTTCTTCGACTTCTTCCTCCAAAGCCAGCACCTCGGCCGGCACGTTTTCAAATTTGCCCACCAGTGACTCCACATCCACACAAGCCGCCACTTTCACCGGCTCAATGACTCGCGTTGCAAAACCATTCGCCACCGCATCTTCCCCGTTCATCCAGGTTTCCGCCGCCATCATTTCCACGATCTCCTCCCGGTCTTTCCCGGTCGCCTCCGCGTAAAAATCCGTGACGTCATCCTGAAGTTTCCTCATCAGTGCCGCCATGCTTTCCAACTCATCAGCCTCACCGAAGGCCCCGCCGCTCACATTGTGAATCATGACATAGCCATTTTTTGGCACCTCGATCTCATCGCAACTCATCAGCACAACCGACCCCATACTTGCAGCGAGCCCTTCAACCCTTCCGCGAACATGCGCCGGGTGATTTTTCAAACCGTTGGCAATCGCCCAACCATCCAGCACCGATCCCCCGGGCGAATGAATCCGCAAATCAATCGAATCGACATCTCCAAGGTTTTTCAACTCCCGCAAAAACTCCGCGCCCGAAACATCCCAGCCGCCAATCGGCCCCAGAATATCAATGCGCGCCGTATTGCCGCCCTCATTACGCGGCGAAATATCCGCACGCCCCGAAATTTTAAACCAGGAATCCTTAGCCATGCCCCGCCGGATCGTGTCAACCCTCCATGCCCATCTGCGACGGCATCTTCTCATTAATCGCCTCCGAAAAGAAATCCATCTGTGAAGTCTCATTCTCGATCCTCTCACAAGCCGCCTCGAAATAGTCCGGATCAATCTCACAAGCCGTCAAATGGTGCCCCGCATAATGGCATGCAATGGCGATACTTCCGCTTCCCATGTGCGTATCTAGGATGCGGTCTCCGGGCTTGGCATAGTTTTCCAGAACCCACCGATACAGAAACACGGGCTTTTGCGTCGGGTGAATCGCGCTGTCCACATCGGCGGTCAGAAATCCGTGATGCTGGAGAGTCACCTTTTTGAGGTTGCGGTCGTAGCTTGTCCACGCCAGTTCGCCATCGGAAAAGTTGTCCACATGCTTGCGTTTGTCCCAGAAAATCCATCCACGGCTGTCCGGAAGCTTGCTCGCGTAGTAGTTTCCGCCCCAGACAATCTGCCGCTTGGAGACTCGCATCAGCTCATCAAAGTAAGACTGGTCGGGAGTCTTTCTGTCCCACGGTTTCGGGTTATATGTCTTTACGTTCTTACTGCAATACTTCTTCACGGCCCCCGCATTGATCCCGTAGGGCGGATCGACAATGGCCAAATCGAAGTGATTGTCGGGCGTGTCCCGCATCAAGTCCATGCAATCCGCCAACCGAAGATCCAAAAAATCGGAACTCGGATGCGCCACCGGCTTTGTAAAACTTTCCCCCATAAACTTAAAAACCCAACCTACTCCACTGCTCCGCTGCTCCGCGTGAGATTACTCACCCACCCCGGCCAGCCCCGCCGCTTCGCGTTGCTCGCGGATCCAAGCCTCCTCCCGGATCACTTTTGCTTCCTCGGTCTTCCAATCCTTCCCTTGGCGCGCCCACCATTCCTCCCGGGTCATCAAGCCATCAGCCATTAAAGCTTGGTCCAACTTCCCATCTCTCCCCCGGTCAATCGTCAAATCTGCCTGCGGAATCCAGCTCGCCCGATACCACGTCCCCGACAGCTCAGCCGGAATCACCAGGTTCCCCCGTTGCGCCTCCTTCGCCGCAAAATACATCCACAGCTTTTGGCAATCCCGGCGCATTCGCTCTTGCTCATCCGCCACAAAGCGCCGCGTTTCCGCCATCACAAAACGCATCCCCGGCCCGTTCATCGACGACGCATCCCAAAGCACCTCCGGCGAAAGCCCGCCATGCGGCAGCCCCCACGCCATGTCCTGAATCAACCACGACAAAAGCCCCAAGACATTCGGATGCGGCCGGGAATCATTCATTGTTTTCATCGTCCGACCCGGCGCAAACTCCTGAAAGCGGCCTCCCTGCACCACATCTTCAACCGACAAAATGTTGCCATCTGGTAAGGTCTCCCCCTCGGCCAAACCTTCCACCTCCGCCAGCTCCGCCGTCTCTCCGGCCGCCTGCAAAAACCCGCGCAAGTCCTCGCCCGGATCCTCCCCGGTCTCCGCATTCGCCGACTGCTCGATCCAGGCGCCCCACAAAGCCGCGACCTTCACCGCGTGCTTGGTATCCGCCAGAATTTCCACCATATCCAAAAAATTCGCCACCGCATGAGCCAGACCCGAAACCGATCGCACCCGCCCGGCCCGCCCGCCGATGGAATGATAAATGGCCCGATCCCTCGGCACCACCCGCCCCGGCTTCCCGTCCTCATCCAAAAGCTGGAACCCGGCGCGACCCCCGAACCGATCCAGAAAAACCCCATCGTAGAGATTCCCAGGTTTATCCTTCCGCCCCATCCCGTCTCCGATTTGCGTGCCCTCGTAACACATCACCCGCGCCGCCCCGTCGGGACCTTCCGCCAGCACCGTCAGACAATCGCCGCTTCGAATTTTCGACTCACGAACCCAAGCCTGCCAATCGTTAAAATCAAACGTGCCCGCCGCATCAAAGGCCCTCGGGTGACGAAACCGCGCCCCCACCTTCTCCTCGATCTCCGCCTCGAAATCGGCATTCCCCGCCAACGATTGCGGAAGCAAATTCCCCACCAAGCGCGCCGGTCCCTCAATCGCCCTTTTGACAAAACCGACATTCTGCTCCGCCGCCTCAACCTTCCGGGCAATCTCCAGTCGCTCCGTCGGAGAAAGCCGTTTTTTCGGATTGAGCGATGGCATCACCACCCGCCCCCTCCGCTCCGATTTGCGCGCCGCGTCCCAGCTCGAAATCATTTTCACCAGGTCTCCCCGATCCATCCCCGCGAAAGTTTTCTTTCCCGCCTCGGCACCAGCCCCGCCGGCATCCGCCACCTTCCGCGCTTGAACTTTTTTCCCGGCCCGAGAACCGCGCCGCACCTTTCGCCCCTGATTTGCCATATCCCGCCCTATTTCGTCAACTCGCACCACCCCCCAAAAAAGCTCGACAAAAATTCCCCATCATTAAAATCGATCCCCGGGAGTTAACCCAACAAGGGGGAAAACAGGGGGATGCACACAGACGGGCTACGCCCGCAGGTGATCCTCGCTGTTAGGCTCATAAATTTCGACATAGTAATCAACATCATCAACTTGTCTTCCAACCGCATTCCCGCAATCGTCGATAATATCGCCGTCCTCGTTGAGACTTCCTGCGTGAAATTCCCATCCAACGCGCAACCTTAACGCGAATAATCGCCGCGTCTCATACCCCGCAAGAACCATATAAGATCCGCCAGCGACATCCGCCAAAGGGTGACGCGAAGCATTAACCCAGCCTAACAAGCCGCTGGATTCGACGCCCTCGGCGTCCTTCGGTTCGGGGGATTCGTTTTGATTTTCTGGCATCGTTTTATGTGGTTGAGTCTTTTGGTTTTGGTCGCGCATCAGCTTTGACGTTCTGTGCCTTCATTTCGCGCGCTTCTTGGTTTTTCGTAGCCGTGCCAGCGCACCCTCTTGAGCAATCGGGATCGGCGTTTTCTTTCCGTATTCCCACTTCTCGACGGCTGATTTCGAGACATTCAACAACGCGGCCAGCTCGGCCTGCGATAGACCGAGCCGGGAGCGTTCCGATTTAAGTTGATCGGCGAAGCTCATGCTTCGATTTCCTTGGCTTCGTCGTTTTCGATCAGGCCGTCCGAACATCCAAAGGCTGGGCTATATGTCCATCCGAAGTCGTTGCTCCCGTAAGTTTCTTCCGCGACGCGCTCGCAGGCTTCGTTGGTTTCTCCGGTGACGGTGGCGGCGTGCTGGTTGCTTTCGAGTGAGTAGATATACAGTTTCATGGTCTTGGTTGGTTTGGCGTCGGGGGTCATCCTCTCGACGTTTTTAGATTCGCACCTTTTACGATTCATTGCAACTCTTTTTTCGCACTTTTTACGATTTTTTTTCGGGAGCGTCTAATCGGCACAGAACAAGACGCTGGAGATCAACGCCCTACGGGCGTGACTCAGCTTGGTCGTTCATCTAAAACCCCCAGACCCTATGCCGGAAATTTACATGATTCATCCGCCGATTCGGCCCGCCATTCGTCGCCCCTGCATCCAGGCGCTTCCGCAGACTCAGCGCCGCCTCATACGTCCGCACCTTCAAATCAAGCCGCCCCGTGCGATATTCCCCGGTCGTCCCGCTTTCCTTCATATTCGCGCCGGTCACCACCACGTCCGCGCTCATCGCCTCTTCCAGCTCTGCCGTCGCGCAATCCAATTTCTCTTCCAGCTCCGCCACATTATGCAGCCGCGCCAAACTTCTCACCATTGCCCGGTTTACCGTTAAACTCATAACCCGCCCGCATTCGTCAATCACACACCCTTCCGGCACCAAACATCCCGCCCAATCACACTCATTTTCACCGCGTCCCCAAAGTCATTCCCCGGCTCATGGTCCCAAGCCCACTTACCCGCCCTCCGCACCTGGTATTCCCGGCAAAGCTCCAGTAAAAAATCATCCTCCCGCAGCGCATCCACCGGGAAACTCAATTCCCCCCAGCGCTCAATCTTCTCCCCGTCCTCATCCAGCTTGTCCCGGTCCAAAATCAAATCCCGGTAAAGCAAGCGGCGGTATGAATCATCATCGTAGTGAAGCACCTTCACCAACCGCATCCCCTCCTTGTCCGTCTTAAAAACCCGCGACTTCGACCATCTCAAAAGATCCCCGCCCCGTTGCCTCACCTGCATCCCGCCAATCCCCTTCGAAGGATTAAAAACCGGAACCAGCTTTGAGCAATTCTTCCTCACCTCATAAGTCCGGTGCCCTCCCTCATCCGTCAAATTACACCGCACCGGCACCCGCACCCCGTTAAACAAAATCCCCTCCCGACCCCAGGCCACCAGATTCTTCCACGTCAGGAAAGCCCCCCAATCCGAAACCATCACATCCCCTTCCGCCGAAAACGCCACCTTCACCGCCTTCCAGGAATCATCCTGCGTATCCGCAAACAACCCGCACAGCACCGGCTTCTTCGGCACCGTCCCCCGCTCATAATTTCCACACATCGCCCGCAAGTCATCCAGCTTAACTCGCCGCGTGCTTCCTTCCTTCCAGGCTTCCCCGAGCCGATCTTGCAAAAACCCTTTCAGCTTCACCGGCTCCCGCCCGGCCGCGTGCTTCTCAACCGCCAGGTTCCCCCACCGCGAATTTTCCCACAGCGCATACAAATCCGAATGATAAAAACTCATCCGCTTAGGCAACCACCCCGGCATTTCCTCCTTCGACCCTTCCTCACCCTTCTCGACAAAATTCGTCGGCCTCACCTCGCCATTCATCAGCATTTCGCGCTTGTCCTCCTCCGCGTGCATCCCCCCGCAAACCTCGCATTCATATTCCGCGCACTTCACCACTTTCTCCAAATCCAGATCCCCAAACTTGTCTCGCAAATGCTGGTATCTCACCTGCTTCATTTTCAACCACTGAAACGCCCCGCAGTGCTTGCACGGCACAAAATCCCGGTGCCCGCTCCCCGTCGTGACAAGCTGCCAAATCTGCCCCTCCTCAACCGTCGGCTTCGAAAAGCCCAAAATCTTCCCCGTCACCGTCGCCTTCCCCCGTTGCGAAAACAAGTGCACCGTTGATCCGTCCACCTTGGTCTCCTTGTGTGTGTCGATCTCATCGATAATCACCAACACCACCCCCGGCTTCGAAGCCGCTTGCCCCACCGAGCCCGCCCCCACGAAGTAAACTTTCATCCCCGGGAGCGTAATGACATCCCCCTTGGTGTAGCTCTCCGGTAAAGTCTTCACGGTCGATCCCATCGAAGCCGAACTTTTCAAAAACTCCACATACCTCTCCGCCACCGATCCCGCATTCTTTTGCGCATCAATTCCATAAACAATATTCCCCGGCGCATAATCCGCCCGCCTCACCATCTCCATCAGCGCATGAGCCGTCACCGCCGCCTGTGATCCTTTCGTCCCGAAACATTCCCGCCAACGCTCCCCACCTCCCCCATCAAAAAACTCTTCCAGAAACCTCGAAACCGAAGGCGTCATTTCCCGCGAATACGGCCCCGCGTAATCCGCATTCTCCGAAGATTTAAGAATGATATTCTCCTCGCAATAATCCCCAAACGCCAACCGCGCCCGAGGAATCCAAACCCGCTTCTCAACCTCGCGACAATACCCCGCGACCTCAACCCCGCACCCTTCTAAAAACTCGCTTTTCATCTTTTATCAATTCCCTACTTCCCCGCCAGCACCTTTTCCAATTCCCGGTCCCAAACCCGCTCCCATTCCTTCTCCGTGCTCGTCTCCCGCAGCGCCTCCCGCGCTTGCCGGCCCAGCACCTCTCCCGAAATCATCTTACGCCGCTCCCGCTCCATCGGCTCCCATTCCTTCAGCACCCATTCCCGCAACAACTCCCGCGCCACCAAAACCGCATCCTCCCCCTTCTGTGCCGCCCGCTTCATCTCGCTGGCTTCTTTCCAAATCCTCCGCGCCTCCACCGTGCTCGCACCGTCCTTCCGAAGCTGCCAATACAACGCCGCCGCCCGCTCTTCCTCCTCCACGATCCGCGCATAACTCAGCGACATCCCCACCCGCTCAAGCGCCTTCTGAATCACCTCAATCGGCCCCAGGTCAATCGTCACTTCCTGCACCGCTTCCAGCCCGGCCTCAATCCGGAGCTCCTTCGCCCGCGCCTCCACATCACCCTTTGGCGCCTTGCCGAACACATCGCGATACCACTCGATCAAATCCGCCGGATCCTCCGCATCAAAAGGCGGCGCCGCCCCCACCGCTTCCCCTTTCTTGATCCAATTCTGCACCGTCCGCAGCGTCACCTTCCAACGCCGCGACCATAGCCGCTCCGGATTCGTCGTCTCTTTCAATTCGTGCATCTCCTAAATATCCACCGTTTCAACCGCAGGAACCTGCGATTCGTTAATCTGCAAACCATAAACCCGGGTATCCCGAATTTCCGAATTCACCCATTCCCTTTTCTTGCGTTCCCGCCATTGCGGTTTCTTCGTGAAAAGCTCCCGGGCGAAAGGCCCCTTTTCCTTGTAGAATGGAACCACATCCTCACGCGCCGCCCATTCAATATACTGATCGTAAATATCCTCCATCCAGCAGCAAATCCGCGTGACCTCGCCCTTCACCAAGTACGGGCTTTCCTCAATGATCCCCGCTTTCAGGAAGCTCTCGACCTGTGCCCGGTGCTTCTTGAAATCCTCAGTCGCTTGCAAACTCCTTTGCGTATGCTCAAACCTTCCGCGCTCCACCAACCGCTTATACCCCGCCAAGGCCCAATTCAAAATCCCCGACATCTCCGCCTTGAACCGCGATTGATAGTCAAATTCCATCGAACCCCGCTCAATCTGCTTGTCAAAATTCACCTGGATGAACCGTCTAGCAAACCCGTCCGAATTGTCATTCGAAAACGGCAACACGTTTGACTCCATCACGACCCGGCACTTCGGCCGAAAATCAAAACCAATCCCATATTTCACATCGACCGAAATTGGATCCCCCGAGACAATCGCCTTGATCAAGCCAATATGTTTCAAGGAATTTTGCGTCAGTTCCTTGCACAGCGCCAGGGACTTCCCGACCAATTGCGAGCGCATAAACGGATTATCTAACTCGGTCAGCTCAATCGAAACCTTGTTATCATCCCCCACCAGCCATTCCAAGACATCCACACAAGTCGATTTCCCCGTTCCCCCTTCGCCGTAGATAAAGAAGAACGAATGAAAGTTGATATGAGTGGCCAGGCAATATCCGAAAATCTCCTGAATCTGGTCCCGCGTTTCCTGATCGTCCTGCCGATCCTCCAGCCACTTCAACCACTCCGGGCACTCCGCCCCCGGCGCGTATCGGTGGGGAATCTGCACCGTCGTAAAGTTCCCCGCCCGATGAGGCATCAGCCGCCCCTTCTCGACATCGAGCAAGCCATTCCGAAGCGCGAAATGCCCTTTCCGATGACTGTTCAAATCCTCCGGAAACATCACCCGCTCCGACATCGCCAGCCGCACCACCGACGCCACCACATTCGCGGTAATCGCCGAGCCGCCGCCCGCTTCCCGGATCCGGCGCCTCACCTGTCTTTCGATCCAGGTTTTTTCGCGGCGCTTCTCCCAAATCCCGATCTTCCCATTCCATTGCCAGAACGAATCCGCGCAATGAATCAAATTCTCAACCCGCACCAAAACCCGTGCAAGCCGGTCCTGATCAATCGCCAAACCGCCCCGCGGTCCCTCGCTCACACAAGCCGCGAACAGGTCCAACTCATCCACTCCGGCCTCTTCGGCCTTCCGGTTTAAAACCTCGTATTGCTCCTCAATCGTCACCCCAATTTCCCATTCACGCGTTAGCCAATCGGAAACATCATCCCCCGGCTTCGCCTTCTTGTCCAAATCCTCCAGGTGAAGAATCCCCACCCGATCCGCCACCTCGAAAAGCTCACGCGCCACCACCTCGGCCCCATCAAGCCCGGGCTGGTCAAAGTCCGGAATGATCACCACCCAGCGACCCCGAAAATACTGTGCGTATTCCTCGCGCCACTTCCCCGCCCCCATCGGCAAACACGTTGCCCGCACCTCCCGGTCATCGGTCGATAGCGCCTCCAAATTCTCGACATCCTTCTCACCCTCCACCAAGAAAATCGGCTCTTTCTTCGGCGTCGCCAATAGTTCCGGCAATCGGTAAGGCACCACCCGCGAATCTTTCAGGCTCCAAACCCAACCCTTCCGCCGGGCTTCCTCATCGTCGCCCTTCGTCGCCGGGCGCCGTTGCCGAAACCCCTTCGGCTCCATCCGAAGAGTCTGGTGTAAAAGTTCCCCGTTCTCGTCCTGGTAGTCGTATTCCTTAACGATCTTTCCAAATCCACCCCCGCCGCCTTCGCGCTTCTTCTTCGGCACCTCCACCCCTTTCAGCCGATCCGAAAGTTTCTTTTCCGGCTTCACCGGCCCCGATGGCTTCGCCACCTTCGCCGCCTTGCGGGTACGAGACCCGCCCGACTTCCCGCCCTCATTCGTCTCCCACTCCACCCCCGCGAGCTCACAATAAAGCCGCATCGCCTCTTTCGTCGAAAGCCCCCGCGCCGCCTCAATCAGCTTGATTTCATCGCCCTTCTCATCGGTCCCGTGATCCTTCCAAAAACCAACCCCGTCCCGCGTAAACACCGAGAACGAAGGCGAATTGTCCTCCCGCAAAGGCGAGCAAATCTTAGCCTCACCACCCCCGCCGCCCCAGGCCTGCACCTTATCCGCCCCCCGCAGCCCCAAGGCCCCAAAGAGTTCCCAAATCGGCAACCGTCTCCGGCAATCGTCCATATCAGCCATTACTCAGCCCCTCCTTTTTTCCGTTGCTCAAAAGCCAAAATATCGCCTTCCTGCTCGATCTCGCGCATCATCACGAGACTCCCGAGGGGCGGAGAAAACTCGCTTCCCTCGATCTCCTGAAAACCGACACTCTTAAAAAACAGAATCGCCGTTTCCCGCATCCCCGCCGGATCGATCAGGACGAAGGCCCGATGGCACCCCGCGTTCCGCAGCTCCATCAACCCGGCGCGCACCAAGGCCCGCCCGATCCCATCGCGCCGCCAGCCCGCCGAAACAAAAAGCCGCGCCAAAGTCCCATGCCCCGAAACCCGGCAAAGCTTTGCCGAAATCGTCCCAACTAACTCCCGGTATTCCCGCAAGTTAATCAAAACCTCCCGCCCCGCCCCGGTCGTAATCAAAAGCTCCTCGATCATTTCGACACCTCCCGATTTCTACGGAAGCACAAAAACAGCACCACCGCGCAAGTGATACAAAAGCCTAACATCCTACCATCCTTTCCATCCAGAATTCCCGAGCCCCCAAGAGCACCGCCAACCGCCTTCCGCGTAAATCCTCCGGGCTCAACCCGTGCAGCACCCACCAAACCACCAAGTCACCTTCCTCAACTCCCTCAATCGACTCAGCGCAAGCCGCCGCCGCATTCTCGCGCCACAACTCGGTTTCAGAATCCAAAACCTCTTTGACCAACGCCTTGCGATTTTCATATTCGTCATCATACCAAACCGCTTCCGAGAGGCACCAGGGATTCCAGGCACTTTCCCGAGTGACCAGATCACCCTCACCCGAAAACACTTTCGGCGCCTCCGGCTCAATCGACTCCACCGGCTCCGCCGATTTCGGCGCCTCGTGATCCTCACCCGACTTCACCCGCCGGGCTCCCAGCGTAAACGCTTGCCCGGCCGCCTTCGCCGCCTTCTCGGCCGACTCCACCACCGAACGATCCACCAACTCAACCGCGGTAATTTCTCCGCCACGAACTCCCCCCACCGGAACAAGCTTGCGCTTCACCCCGTGAGCCTTCGCCAAATCTCCCCAGGTCAATCGACTTTCCTCCGGCCTCGCCGCAAGCCCCCCGATCTCTTCCTTGGCAAGCTTCCACTTTCCAACCCCTTCCCCGTACGGTCTGACATACTCCGCCCAGGTTCCCGGATCCTCCAAAACATCCAGCTCCTCCAAAGCCACATTCGTTTCATAACCTTCTGCGAATCTCCGCCACCGTTCCCGCGCCTCCCTCGGAACCCGGTATCTTTCCTCAACCATCGCCCGCAGCGTCGCCACCGGAACCGGCTCCTCAATCTCCAAAACCTCCTGCACGAACTCCGCGCATTCCTCCTGATCCACTTCCAACAAATCCGGCACCGACGCCAGAGAAACCCGCCCGCGCCCAACCGCATCTTGTGCAAACTCCGGGAGCTTCCCGAGATCAAGCCGCGCCTGCACCCATGCCGCCGTTTTCCCCAGCGACTTCGCCAAGACCTCACCTTTCAAGCCCAACTCTTCCAGCTCCCGAACCCCCGCCAATTCCTCAACCGGCGAAAGCCCCGAGCGTTGAATGTTTTCGATAAGCTGAATTTTCCCCACCGCCTCATCGGTCAACTCCCGCACCCGGCAAGGAATGCGCTTGTGCCCCAAAGCCCGGGCCGCCCGAAACCGCCGCTCACCCGCCACGATTTCATAATTCGACCCCACCGGCCGAACCAGCAAGTACGATAAAACCCCGACCGAGCGAATCGACTCCATCAATTCGAATTGCTCACCATCTTCAAATTTTTTCCGCGGATTGGAAGCCGAAGGCAAAAGCCGCTCCACCGGAATTTCCCAAATTTCGTCGTTCATCATTTTGTGTTTTCGTTTAAATTTTCTTTAAGCCACCTCCGGAAATTTTTCCGAACCCTTACCAAGCCCCGACCACCTTAAAATTTTACAAGCCTTCCCCTCTCTTCGGAAATTCCAGGCTTTAATCAACAATGCAAAAACCTCGATCCTGTTGAGTTTTTTCGCCGCAAAGCGATTCACCATAAGCCGCTCCCGCAAAATATAAACCGCATCAGACGAATCCAAACCCACCCCGGAAATCAAATCCCTGACAAACATTTCCGCCGCCTCCGGGTCTTTTTCCGCAAACAAATAATGAGCAGCCCCAAGCACCGAAGGAGCCACCAGATTATGAGTGGCATGGCAAAGCGGGAAAGAATCCCGAGCATCAGGATACTTTCCCAGCAACTCCAAAACCTCTGTGTTGCGGTAACCAATTTTTGTTAAAACCTTTCCCGTATGATAGCGCTCGAGAAGCATTAACGAACTAGCGAGAGGGCTAGCGTATTTTTCACCAACCGCCCCCAGGGTATCCGAAGCACTACGACGGGAGCCCACATCTTTAGTTGGAAACAATCCATCCTCCAAATCCTCAACCACTAGAGTTTCCACAGCAACGCCCGCCGCAACAATCGCGCTCAACCGATGCTGCCCATCAATCAAACCAAATTCATCAAAGCAAATCGTGTCGCCATTCAACCGCCAACGCCCCTCCAAAATCTCTTTTTTTAGATGCTCAGCTTCCCTGGGCTTAAACTTTCGATTGCCAGCATTTCGCTTCAGCATTTCCTTAGCTATCGCCGGAGTGATTTTCATTTTTTGCACTTTCATCATTTTGTATTTTCTTCGTTGTTTTTCGCCGCCGATTCTTTCGACCGCTGAAAGCTTTTCACCCGAGCCGCCCGGCTCTTTTCCCGTTGCCCTTGCCCCTGTTGCCAGGTCGCCTTGACCCGCCCGCCGCTCGCCTCAATCGGCGCGTTGCATTCCTTCCTCACCCGCTTTGCCGTCCAGGTCCTCGACTCCCCGAACGCCTTGGCAAGCTGCCGCACCGTCCATCCCTCTAATTCCGCATGATTGAAAAACCGCCCGATTGCCAAAACCCGCTTGCCCAATTCCTCGCCTTCCGCGCCATCCCAAAACCAAGAATCCAGCACCCGCACCGCCGTTTCCTTCGCCGCCCAACCGCCGCAAAGCTTCACCGCCCCGTGCATCGGCAAAACCCCCTTACCTCCGCAATGACCCCAAGCAGAAGCAAGCCCGCGCACCTTTTCCCCCACCTTGGACAAATCGCATTCCCGCGACCATCCATCCAAGACCAGATCCAACATCACCCCGAGAATCACGCCCCGCGCCACCCCTTCCGGCACCTCGCCCGCCTCCATGCGCTCCACGATCTCCGCCGGATCCATCCGCCCCGCGCCAAATGCCGCCCACGACGACTCCCCGCCGTGATTGGCATAAGCCGCATCCAAAACTTCCGCTTCAATCGTGTCTTTCCTGCTCATGCCTGCATCCTTTTTTTCGCCGTGACGTAAACCAGCCGCACTTCATCCGCCCGCAGCCCGTCCTTCCGCATCGCCTTCTCCACCTGACCCCGGGCCCAATAGACCGTCGCATAGTGGCGCCCCCCATAAAGATCCCCCACCGCTGCCGCCGACAGGAGCCCGTATTGGTAAGTCAAAGCCATTGCCACCTGCCTGGGCCATGCAATCCGCCCCAACCGCCGGGAACCGTCCAGCTCATCGGAAGTCACCTGGTAAAGTTCCTCCACCACTTCCCGAACCACTTCCTCCCAAGGCCCGGAACCCGGCGCCCGGAGCTTGGTATCATTCAAAGCTTGCAGACTGGTCCCAGTCCGCTTAAAGCTGCTAGAATAGTAAACTTTCATTTCGCCGCCCTCCATTTCTTAAAGCTTCCAGCCTCGATCAAAACCCGCCCCGTTCCCGGCACCCGCTTAAACGTCCCGGCCCCAACCATGCGCCGAACCTGCGTATCGGAAATTTTCCCCCGCCGGGCGCACTCCTCAACCGTCAAAGGATCCTCTGACTCATCCGCCGCCACCAGCAAACCTTCCTTCTTGGCCGCCTCAATAATCGCCGGCACCAACAAAGCCACCGCCTCTTCGCCTAACTCAACCGCAAGTCTCATTATGCTGCCTCCCTTTCGAGCTTCTCAATCTCGGCCTGAATGGCCACCTCACGCTCCGCAATCACCAAAGCCCGCAAAGCGTCATCCTTGGCCCGCCGCCGAAGCATCTGAAGGCTTTCCAACTCCAACCGGAGAACCTCCCTCAAAATCGTTTCCTTAACCGTTGTTTTCATTTACGAAACATTTTCTAGAATAGAAATAAACGGTCCGCAAGAGAAATGTTGCTTTTTTTTAAATTGTTGTCAAAATAGAAACATGAGCCACGTCACGATAACCCTAGAAACCATCATTGAACGTTCTTTCGATGGAAAACAAAGAGCCCTAGCAACCGCCTCCGGAATCACTCCCGGCCAGGTTTCCAAATTCCTGAAAGGCACCCAGCCCCTCACGCATTCAACCCTCGAAACTCTTTGCAATCATCTCGACAAAAAAGACTGCCAGGCCTTGTGCCTCGCCGCAGCCCGCGACCTTCTCCCCCCGGACATTGCAGAAGCGATCACCCTTGAAACGCCCACCCAAACCCTGCACGAGCCAACCACATTTAACGACCTTGACCCCAAGACCGAGGAAATTTTCGCCAAGCTCCGCGCCCTCGTCCGCAAAGATCCCGAAACCCGCGACTGGATCCACCACCTCGCCACCTGGATCTTTCCAAACTCAAACCAAGACTAAGCCATGAAAAACCCAAAACGCGCCCGTTGCCTGATTTTCGACTATGACACCACATGGGACGAAATCAGCGCGCCCGACATCGCCCGCCTTCTCAACACCTCACAAGCCAAGGTGAAAGAATGGAAGAAAAACGGCATGACCAAACAGGAGGCCGACCGTTACGAAAAATTCAGCAACGCCGCCCGAAACGAAGCCGCCCGATTTGAGGATTCAAAAACACCCTCAAACCACTCCGGGAAATTCACCAAAGACGAAGTTCACCGGATCCAAAAGTTTGCAGAAATGCTTTTCCGGAAAAAAAAGGAACTCGCCAGACGAGAAGAGGAAATCGAAGCCGAACACCGGGAGCGACAAAAACTTTACCTGGAACGCCTGAAAAACCAGTAACAAACAAGCTCGCCGATCACGCGGGCTTTTTTGTGGATTTGTCCACCGTCCACCCGCATTTCCAAAACCGGTTCCTTATTGGCTAGAAACGCATATTTTTGCGCTCTATCTTTACAGTATAGGGTTTACCTAAAACCCTTGGTTGAGTGGACAAGTAGTAAGCAAGTAGCTAAACAACAACACTTTAGAACGTCCAACGAAGGATTTTAACACAGTGGACAAAAAACACGGTGGATGGACAAATCACCAAAACCCGTGTTCGATTGAGCACCCGCATTTGTCCAACGTGTCGAATTTGTCCACCCATTGTCCACCCAACCTTAGCGAGTAGTAGCCACTCGCGCGGATATTGGCTAAAGTCCCCCCATGAGATACTTCATCGCCCTCATCCTCCCGCCGCTCGCCGTCCTCCTCACCGGCCGCCTGGTCCAGCTCCTCCTCAACATCCTCCTGTGCTTTCTCTTCTGGATCCCCGGTATCGTCCACGCCCTCCTCATCGTCTCTGACTCGAAGGCCAAAGCCCGGAACGCCGCCCAACTCAAACAGCTCCGAAAGCTCCACAAGAAAGGGATTTCCCCACCCCCGATCCCCAAATAATCGCCATATCTAACCACAGAAACCAGAAAACCAAAATCCCCCCCCCAAATCCGAATCCATAATGCGGACGCACAC